GAAAAAATGAATAATACTGGCGGTTCTTCTGATGACCGTCTCTGGAAACTGGAGTGTGATAAGAGCGGCAATGGTTATGCCGTCATCCGTTTCCTGCCTGCACCTGATGGTGAAGATCTTCCCTTCGTGAAACTGTACTCCCACGCCTTCCAAGGTCCTGGTGGTTGGTACATTGAAAACTCTCTGACTAGTTTGGGTCAGAAAGATCCTGTATCTGAGTATAACTCACTGTTGTGGAACAACGGCACCGATGCAGGCAAAGATGCTGCACGTAAGCAGAAGCGTAAATTGACTTACATCAGCAATATCTACGTTGTAAAAGATCCTGCCAATCCTTCCAATGAAGGTAAGGTGATGTTGTACAAGTATGGCAAGAAGATCTTTGACAAACTCACTGCTGCTATGCAACCCGAGTTTGAAGATGAGGAAGCAATCGATCCGTTCGACTTCTGGCAAGGTGCTAACTTCAAACTGAAGGCAAAGAACGTTGCTGGTTATCGTAACTATGATTCTTCTGAGTTTGCCGCACAAGGCGCACTCTTGGACGATGATGACGCAATGGAAGCAATCTGGAAGAAAGAGAACTCTCTCGCTGAGTTCACTGCTGCCGATCAGTTTAAGGACTATGACGCACTGAAGAAGCGTCTTGATTATGTTCTGGGTAACAAGGGCACCCCTCGTTTCCAAGATCAGGAAACTGTTGAGGCGGAGGAAGATTTCCGATCTTCTAGTCGTGGTGTTGCTCCTGCAGTAACTTCTACTCCTGGTGACTTTAATGCAGAGGACATCGTGAGTTCTAGTTCTTCTAGTGGTGAAGAAGATGACGCAATGGCATACTTTGCTAAACTTGCTGAGGAGTAAAGTCTGATTACCATAGTGAATCCGCAGAGTTACTTCTGCGGATTCATTCAAGATCTTTTATGGACCGATCAATCTGGTATTATCTGTAACTGATAATCTTGAATTAATTGTATGACTACTATCTTCATAGTACATAATATTTCTCATATCATTCAAGAATATTTGTAGATATGATGGTTTCATTAATTGAATCTTTCTTTTCTTTTCATTTTTTAATGTTTCATACTCATAGTTTGAAATTCCTGTTACCGGATTTATTTCTTGATTAACACCTGTATACTTTGTTGATCCGTAACCAGCAAAAGGTGGATTTGCATCAGGGTCTGGAGGAGCACCACCCCCACCACCAATGTCTGGATTAGTGATGTAAAACTTAGTTGCAGAAGCATCATATGGAGTCTTAATTTTAAAATCTTGATCAACTATTTGACGACCAGGTAAAATTAATCTCCCCCTATTATCTTTAACTTCAATGGTCTCATAGTGGTGAACATTATTTACTTCTGTGATACCATACTTATTTTCAACATACCTGTAGAGATCATAGTTAGAAATCGGCCATTCATCTTTGATATTAGTAATACCTGCAGTCAGGATTACAACCCAATCTAGGTCTGCTTTACCATAAAAGATCTCTGCGACATTATCTGGTCGCTGTAGATCTAAGATTGTATACTTATCAAAAAAAGCAACTTTATCCGTAATATAGTCTTGAAGTTTGACTCTACGGAATAAGTTTTTAATTAGTACATAGTCTCTAGAAGAAACTTTGTCTAAAAGAGTTGATTGATATAAAAGATTTGGTAGTTCTCTGAAATAAGACATTAGTAACCTACACCTCCTGCTAAGTATCCATCCTCTTGATCTTCATAATCCTCTGCATAGATTGGATTGATTTCTTTGAATTCACATAAGACTTGAATATGAACTGGTGTACCATCTGGATAAGTTGCATATGTTCCAGATGCTGTATAGTTAACACTCAGTTGTGCTAAAGAACATATTTTAAATCGATTCAAGAATGGATGTTCTCTTTGTCCAGTCACATATTCCAATTGAAATACTTTAGGTGAACCAATGAACAGTGCGGGATTGCTTCCTTTTTTTGGTACCATTGATGATTTTAGACATCTAATAATTGCCATTACTTCTTTTGCTTCAACTTGATCTCTTGGTGTAAAATCAAATGTAAACGGAAATGATCTAAGAGTTACGCCACTAAACAAGAGTTCAAGATTTGATTGTAGGATTTGTCCAGTTGCCCTAGAAATTATCGAGTTAGGACTTACGTTAGCGCCTAAACTATTGAGTGCTTTTCCAGCAAGACCTGATTGTATTGTCTTTACAGTATTTTGGTCTAGTCCTTCAAAATTTCCTTTGGTTAGTTTACTTATAAGAGTACCAACATTTCCAGGATCGTTTAAAATTTCGGCAGTTACTTGAGTTCCAACAGCTTGTAGTGGATTTAATGAATCTTCAGAATAAGATACTGCTAATGCATCACTAATTTGTTGTGGAATTGGTAGATATATGTATTTTGTATTTTTTTTCTTTACCTTATCTGTATTTCTTTGAAAAAAGTCAGAAGCTGCTTTAACTCCTAATTTTTTAAGATTTACGCTATCAATAGTAGTAACTTTTTTATCACCAGTACCAGTTGTTGTTTTTTCTATAAGACCATCAAGATTAAAAAGATTAGAAGCACCAGTATCACTGGTTCTAAATTGATCAAATATTGATATGTATAAAGCATCTGTGGTATTTGATAACGCTTCTCTTGGATATCGATAGACCTCTGGTCCAGTATCTGCATTATTAGGATTATTTTTGGTATTACCACCACCTTTCTCTGTAGAATTGGCAGCATCCTGTGCTTTCTTTGCTGAAGGTCTTACATCTCCCCCTCCTCTTCTAGTAATTCTGCTAATTCTAGTTTCTGCCATTTAAATGGTTTTTATTTATTTAGCCGCCAACTTTGAAATCTCTGATAGGTAGCATCATAACGTCTCTAAGTTCTGATGGATAAATTTCATAAATGCCATCAGATATAACTTCACTTGCAAGATAATTTCTTATTGATTGACCTTTTCCTAACCAATGAAAGTTCTGACCTATCCAACCTCTATCCGATACGTTTCTTATCTGTACCACAGGGTTCCTATCATATCGGATACCTGGAGTGATTGCAACATATTTGTAGACGTATAACTTTCCTGGAACTGGCGCATCCGCTTTTTCAAGGACTTCAAGTAGTTGATTCATAACGATATCTGGGTCTCTGACACCTATTACTTTATTTGTTACAGTGCGAATCCTATTACGATTTTCATCAGTGTCTGTGGGTCTCTGAGATGCCTCTGCCGCTGCTCTTGCTGCCCTTTGTTCAGCAAGTTTTCTTCGTTGTGACTGTAAGAGTGTTTCCCTCTTTTTGATTGCCATTACTTGATACCAAGTTCTTTTTCTGTCATAACTTTGAAGTCCCACATTCTATCTTTGCAGTATTCTTGTGCTGCTTCCCACTTTGCTTGATTTTTGACATATTCAAATGCCTCATTCAAGTATTTTTTTGTCTGTCTCTTAGGTTTAGGTGGAGGTGAACATTGCCTTAAAGGTTTTACTTCAATAAGAGATGATCTAACTCTACCATTGACATCTTTATACTTGATAAAGAAGTCTGGAAAATATCTATGAACTCGATTATCAATAGGAGATCGGTATGGAATACAAAATTCTTCTGACTGCCACTCTATAATATTTGTATTATTGTCACAGTAAACCATAAACTTACGTTCCCAAAGAGAGCGATATACAATATTAGTCGGATCTCCCTTATATTTTTTAGGATAAGATGGTTTGTATTTTCCCTTATATGACATCTAAATAACTAAACAATCACCTATAATATATTTAGAGTGCCTAGACCATTACCGAAAAAAATATCTCAAATAAAACCAGTCATAGGAAATGTTGCACTAACCTCACACTATATGGTGCAGTTTGGTGGTCTTGCTGGTACTTTAAGAAAATACCTGGGTCAGAGGGGTATTGATAGTAGATATATTACTGAGACAATTGGACTTTTATGCAGTAGAGCAATCCTACCTGGTAGTGGATTTGCTACAGCAGATGTTGTGGGAAATTTTATGGGTGTTGCAGAGAAATTTGCACATACCAGAATATTCACTCCAATGACTATGGAGTTTTATGTTGATAATTCATATAGATCTTTAAAGTTTATTGAGCATTGGATGGAGTTTATTGCTTCAGGAACTGAATTTACTGATGGAGTAAGTAATTTAACGCCAGGATATTATTATAGAATGAATTATCCGAAGCAATATAAATGTGATCAAACTGTAATTACAAAATTTGAAAAAGATTATAAGAAATATGTTGAGTATAGATTTTATGGTCTATATCCACTTTCTTTAGATTCTACTACAGTTTCATATGAAGGTTCTAATATCTTGAAGGCTTCAGTAACATTTCAATATGACAGATATGTCTCTGGACAATCAAGTTCTCTTGCAAATTTCTTAGGGACAACTAGTAATAAAGATGGACTTGATTCTGGAACTGGAACTGGAAATCAGTCACAACGAGGGCAACAGAAATTAGCAAACGGTTTTAATAATTCTAATAGTAATTCTTCATCAGGTACTGACTTTTTATCTGATGCTGCCATTCCCAGATTTACTGGATTGAGTAATAGTGGAGAATTCTTTAAATCGGGTAGTAGTATATTGAATGATGATATCATAAATTCCTCCTGGTCTTCAGAATTTAAGTTCCTCTGATAACCCCTCTAAATAATTTTACTGACGTGCATGAATTGTAATGCCTTTACCAAAAATTTCTACACCAACTTATGAGTTGGCGATCCCTTCTACTGGAAAAAAGATCAGGTATAGACCATTTCTAGTTAAAGAAGAAAAAGTTCTTGTTATTGCAATGGAGAGTGAAGATCTTTCACAAATTGTCAATGCGGTTAAAGACGTAATTAAATCTTGTATTCTGACAAGAGGTGTAAAAGTAGAAGAACTTTCTACATTTGATATTGAATATTTGTTCCTCAACATTCGTGGTAAGTCTGTTGGTGAAGAAGTTGAAGTTTTGGTTACCTGTCCAGATGATGGCGTAACAAAAGTTCCTGTACTTATTAGTCTTGATGAGATTCAAGTGCAGTTTGATGATACTCACTCTAAAGATATTAAACTTGATGATAGTTTGACATTAAGAATGAAATATCCATCAATGGAAGAATTTGTCAAGAATAACTTTGCGGTTAGTGAAATCAATCTTGATGAAACTTTCAATGTCATTATGTCATCCATTGAGCAGATTTATAGTGAAGAAGAATCTTGGTCCACTAAAGATTGCACTAAGAAAGAACTTCGTGAATTTGTGGAGCAACTGAGTTCTAAGCAGTTTAAAGAAATTGAGAACTTTTATCTAACAATGCCTAAATTATCTCATACTATGACAGTGACGAATCCAAACACTGAAGTTGATAATGAGGTTGTTTTGGAGGGATTAGCAAGTTTTTTCGGGTAAGTATGGCTCATACTAATATTGAGTCATACTTTAGAATTAATTTTGCTTTGATGCAACATCATAAATACTCATTAACAGAATTGGAAAATATGATACCTTGGGAGAAAGAAATTTATCTTGCTTTCCTCCAACAATACATTGAAGAAGAAAATTTAAAAGCGCAACAAATGAATGGTTAGTACCCCTGGAAGTAGAAGATCACTGATATCACCCCTTGCATTTGCAGGAAGAACGGCAGAACCTGCTCAACCAGATCCTGTAACTAATAAGTTACTCAACCAAAACTCATTGCAACTTGGATTGGTTGCATCACAGATAAACAGTCTCAATAGAGATGTTGTTTCTCTCAATACATCACTACAAGTAATTAGTAATAGTTTAGCAACTTCTCAAGCATTAGAAAGACAGAAAGAACAACAAGAACAATTATTAGAATCAAAATTAGCGCAACAACAATTGCGTGAAGGTAAAGAGAGTGTAATAGAGAAAAAAATTGAAGCTGCTGCCGTTGCACCTGCACAGAAACTGGCAAGTAAAGCATCATTTAGTTTAG